ATTATTTATGAAACTCCCTTTTAAATTTTGTTGATCTTCTATAGATGTTATTGTTAGCATCTATCCTAACCCAGTTTAAACACTGACCTACTTTTAAAATTGTTTTAAAATATTCTTTAGTCCAAGACATAACTTTTCGTATATTTTTAACACAAATAGTGTCCATATGCCATACATTATTGCCACTTTTCCAATCTTTTGCTTCTAATTTTCCACTAGAAATAAAGAGTTTTTCAACATCATCACTTAAAAAAGCCCAATTTGTAAAAGCAATCACTTCGTTTCCTTGTTTGTGCAATTTATATTGTTTTAATTGATAAGAAGGTAGAATACGAAAAAATAAATCTTTATCAGAATATCGATCATATTTATTAAATTTTCGATACAAAGATATTATTATTTTAATATCATCTAACATCTTAACTGCAGGATATAGTCCTGAAAGAGTCTAAATTACTTTGTTTTCTTAGGAAAGTCAATAAGTCTAGGTTCTGGATTTCTAGGTTTAAACATTAAATCTAAAGCACCAGTATAGGAATGAGATCCAAAGTGAGATAATGCTGTTTTAGCATCTCCATATATTTTAATACCTTTATCGGTACATAATTTACAAAAACAAATATCTTCCCCTAAATAACCATTTTCAGGATCAACACCCGTTTCAAAGAATGTATACCAACCTTCACTCATGGTTTCTACTTTATTACCTACAAGTTGTTTATTAACTGTTTTCTTTTCTGGATATGCTTTTGCAAGTTTAGCAAATGTATCTCTTCTTATCATCATAAAACCAGTTGGGCCTGCAGTAACTTCTGTAAAACCATCTTCGCCTATTTTAACATTATCTTTATCTGGGAAGTGAACTATAAATTGTAATTGACCTTGCGCACCAAATCCTTTTACCGGATATGGAGTAAGTACTACACCTGCATCAGAGTTTTCCATTTTATCTATTTGACGATAAATAGCATCTGGTTCAAATCCAATGTCAGCATCAATAAATAAAAAATGTGTACATTCAGTTTGTAGAAAAGATGCTACACAATTATTTCTAGCTTGAGTAACTAAAGCCATACCTGATTGTAAATGTAATGCGGTTGATACTTGGTATTTAGGATGTTGGGTCGAAATAAATCGCATAATGCTGTTCATATAAGTTGTAGTAACTTGATGACCAAATGCAGGGGTTGCTATAAATAGTTTAATTAATTTTTTGGCTGATGTATTATTTTGTTTTTGTTCTGGCATATTCTAAAAAGTTCTCCCATTCTTTAATTCTTGTATTCCAAGAATAATAGTTGTTATAATATTGCTTTTGCATTTCTAATTCTTCTTTATAAACATTATTTTTGTAACTATCAAGTGTTGTATTAAGAAGATCAGCATATCGATGTATTAATGTTAAAGCGCCAGTATCAAATTCAATCATATTGGCAAACTCGCCGCACGTTTCTGGCAGCGCGCCATAATTAGTGACTACCGCTTTGCAACCTGCAGCCATTGCTTCGATAGCCGATAAACAAGATGTTTCTTCAAAGATCGAAGGATAAGCAAAGATATGCGCATTCGATACCGCTTTTCTAATTTCTTCATTAGGAGCATATTCTTTAAAATCTATATTTTTAGTATTTTTACATAAATCAAATAATTCTTTAAATTTATTACCTTCTGATTTTTCAAACTCTGATCCATATACTTTAGTGGATGAATAAACTTCAACTGTAAAATCATCTCGTTTTTGATTTAATAATTCAACTGCTTTTGCTAATACTGCAAGTCCACGCCATGGAGTTGAGGTATATATAATTTTAATTCTACCATTTGGTTTTTTAATATCTTTAAATGGATAGGTAGCGTTTTTAATAACGATCGATTTATATTCAGGTATTCCAAAATGTTCTCTAAACTTGTTATATTGCCAGTGGCTAACATAAACAAATAAATCAACAGAATCTACAAATTTACGATCTTTCATTAATTGAACATTAGGTTGATCATAGCTTAAATGTTGCCAAATAATATTAACTTTATCTTGTTTAATTAATTGTGGATGACAGATTGAGCCTACTAAATTAAGACCCTCTAAACTACCTTCTGGTAATTGTTTTATAAGTTGTTCTTTTAATATTTCTGTTCCGCCTTTAGGATTCATGCTTCTATCTCTACGTTTCTATTAATAAATAAACAGTCCATTTCAATTAAACAATCTCTATCGTATTTTAAATCAAAGATATCTACAAACTCAAATCCAAGATCATGTAAATAGGCAACCATTTCAGAGAATCGTGGGGTGCCTTTAGTATATTGAACAGTTTGTAATTCTAATAATAAAAACTTTGTATTAGCTATAATAGGAAGTGATCCTTGTATAATGTCTCTTTCTGCTCCTTGCACATCCATTTTTATAAGATCAAAACCCTCATCTGAGCCAAGTAAAGTTGATAAGGTTATTGCTTTTCTCTTTTCAGGTTCAAATTTATAATCTGTATTTTCAGGATATATTCCATTGCCTGTAGGAACGCCGTCTAAACATTTATAATAATTAACTTCTTCATCATCTGTTTTACCAAGCACAGCTATTTTATAATTACCAATTTCTTTTAATATTGATTCTTTTTCAGTATTAGCTTCAATCATTAAGACATCAGCAGTTGGATAATAATATTTAAAGGTTTTAGTCCATTCACCTTCATAAGCTCCAATATCTAAAACTTTATTAAAGTTAATATTTACTTTTCTGTAATACTCTAATCTCTTTCTATGATTATCCATTTAATCTTTTTATTTGTTTAATGCGCTAATGTCAATCTCTGGTACTTTTACAAATACATCGCGTCTAATATCTTCAGGATAAACGGTTGTATCAGCTTTAACTTCTGCTTCGTCTTTATAAATATAACCTGTTTTTAAATTGGTTATAACTGTTTCAACTTCACACTTAATTCTAATCTCTTCCATATTATTTAGCTATCGCACTTCTATTTACTTCCATAATAGATAATGTTCCACTTACTGTAGTATTATTTGTACAGCTTATTAATATAGCATCATTTTCTTGTAATACAATAGGTCCTGTTGCTAGATTACAATAAGTAGGTCCTACAATAGATGCATAAGATATAATAACAGTTGTAGCTAAAGTTGAACTATAAATTAATACTTGAATTGTATTATTACCTGAATAATTAGCTATTTGTATGTTTTGAATGATTGCACGAGCTGTAGCATTACAAGTATAAACAGTTGTATTAACTGTTGTTGTTGGATCGTAAAATGCGTTTTTATATACGTTAGACATATTAATTTTTAACTAGTATTCCTTGTATAATTGATGCACAACTATGTGTACCAGTGTTAACACTATATAACCATTGTATATCTGTTTTTTGCGTATAAGCAAAAGGTAAAGGTCTTGTTACACTATAATTTAATTGCCAAGTAGTTTGTAATACTACTAATGTTCTAGGATAAGTTAAATTGTTATCTGTAGAAGAAACTGAAAAATTAACATATCCAGATGCAGCATCTCCTTGATATTGGTCAATTCGTATTAAATAAAAAGTATAACCATTAGGAACAGTATAAAGCGATGCTTGGGTTTTACCAATACCAGGATTTATTTGACCATAAACAGTAGAGCCAACTTTTGCAGTAATAGTTCCAACATTTGTTTTTTGTCCTGTTCCAGGAACAGTTAATACCATATTATTAATTCTTAAATAAGAATTTGAAGTTGTGACATTAGATGTACCATTTAAATTTTTAACTTCAGAAATAACATTATAATTTGAATCTAAACCATTAATTAATACAGCTGCTTGTGTATTATCGGTTGTTGAATTACTAACTAAAGTCATTGTGGTTGCAGATGCAGGATATACATATTGAGAGGTATTTGTTAATTCCCATAAAATAGATTGTCCACCCATTGCACTAGATGTTCCAAGATTTGTAGTAAAAGCAAATATACTAACTGCACTAGATCCTGGCACCAAGCCTTGAGCGACTTGGAAGAAGTAATCTTCATTTGCTACATAACCTACATTGACATTATTACAACTCATTAGCAACTCCCCTGATTTATAAAAAACCACGCTTCCGCTTCGTTAACATCTTGCACGTCTTGCGTAAAATTTGAATTAAGTTGATTTACAATATTCTCTAAAGTCTTATTTACTTGATCTAATTGACCAGGATCATATTGTGGTTTAGCGTCAGATAATCGGTTATATTTAATTTTTGCCATACATTACCCTCTATGTCCATCTGGTTGTATTTCTAAGTTAACTGTTCCCATACGCCACCAATCTCCAACATTACTACTTCCTAAAGTAACAGTTACAAATCTTCCTCTAGCACGACAGCTTAAATAAGTAGTTGTAGAATATACGGGTAAATTAATTTGTTTATAAGAACTTGATTGAGGATAGTTTAATACATTAATTTGCATATTAACTGTACCTGTCATATTTTTAAAATCCGGTAAAATTTTCTTAACAAACATAAAACTATCACCATCTGCAATAGAGATATCCGCAGTTTGAATATAAGAAGTCATAGCCGTTGATCCTGCATCATAACCATTTTCTTGATACCAAACTTGAGACATTCCACCATTAACATTATAACCATTAACAGCTGGTGTTAAATAAGTAGTGCTTGCAACTGTTGAATATTGCGTAGCTACTGGATAATCAAATACATCTTTATCTGCCCATGTAGTTCTAGCTAATGTTCCAATAGTCCATAAATTATCTTTATAGTTATAGGTAACAACACTATCGATATATTGTGAATTAGATGATGGATAAAACCAACTTATTTCTGAAAATTTAGAATTAGATCCTGCATATATAATATTAGTACCAACCCCTGTATTTAAATTATTAAATACATAATCTTGGACTGTACAAGGAATTTGTTTAACTGTTCCGTCATACATATAGAAAGCATTATTAGACATCCAGAATACTACGTTTTGAGCTTCTACAGCGCAGTGTGGAGATATAGCACCACAATAATCACCTATTTGTGTAAATCCAAAAGTATAAGGAACTCCAACATATTGCATTGCAAATGCAGAAATATTAGAAAGTACTAAAACAACACCTCTAGTATAAACAGCAGTTACTAAATAATTACCTTGTGCTAATCTTTGGAATCCT